AGTCCCCGTGCAATCGCGTCACCTATCACATAGGCCCAGATCGGACGAATCAAACGCCTTTCGAGAATCATCTGGCGGAACGAAAATCGACGGTCGGCTTTGGCTACGATCAAGCGCACTCCCGCACCACCAATCTTGCTGGAATCCGCTGCGAACTCGAAGGGGATCATGCCAAGTGCTGAATCACGACGCAGGTGTTCGAGGAATCCGGTGAAGGTCGGGCTGGGTCGGTTCGACTGAAAGCTATCGAGTGATTCGTCTGGCTTGAGGGCGACCAGCTTCCCACCAACGATGCGTTGCAAGCTAACCGGGTCGCTCGCTTCTCCCGCACCATGTGCATTGCCCACCACAAAGTCACCGTTGTCGTCGATCTCGCCTCGTGCGGTTTTGAGGATACGGGACACATCGGCATTGTCTTTGACCGCATGCTTTTCTAACGCAAGGAGTTCCATCTCATCGAGCAGATGATTGATCGAGTGCTGGATCGTTGGGTGATTGCGCACACCACCGGCCCACTCAGGTTCGTGGACGTGAAGGATGGCAGAAGCCGGGAGATCATACGCTGAATTGTCATCTTGAAGCACACGGTAGAACACAGGTGCGCCATAGGCATCGAGGCCAACACCATCGACGGTTTCTTTTGATCCCCAGTCATCTCCAATGCGGTGACTCTCGATCAACTGAATGCGTGGCTCGCCATCAAGATCGCGGGTTTTGTGAATGAAGTATTCGCCATCGATATCCATGCCGCGACAAACGAGCGCTTGGCATTCTTCGAAAGAAAACCGCTGCGTGATGTCACAGCGCGCTGACCAATAGGAAAAGTATTCTTCAGCACTGCGGTTCCAAGATGCGTCCGAAGATTGGGCCTGAACGCGGATGCCGTCACCAGTCGAGTAGATCGCCATGTTGGCCACAAGTTCGCGCACGAAGCCAGAATTCTTGTGGAGGTAGCGCGACTTGCGCACCAGTTCCGTGCGAATGCCTGGCGTGAGTTCTTTGCGTGCATCCGATGGCGAAGCACCTGGCACCGCACCACGACGAGGCGACCAGTTCGCAGACTCAAACGACGATCCCCATGCTTTCGGTAAAAGCACGGGTGGGATGAAGAGTCGGGCGATGGATTGGAAGCGATTCATTTCGCAAGGTGTCCGTGAATGAAAGAAGTCGATACCGTTCGTGGTCTGCCGTAGGTTTGCGGATCAAGAAACTTGAGTGCGTAGGCACATTCCTCAAGAACTTGATCGACGGGCATCGTGAATTGCTTCGAGACCGAAGTCTCTGCGTCGTTCCAGTTCATGATGGTCTTGCCTTCCATGAGCAGCGACTTCGCTTTCTGCTGGATGGCGAGAACTTCGGCAACGGTAAAGCCGGTGATGAAGAGTCCGCGAGCCATGGTCATTTTCCTTTCCAAGTGGAGTTGCGACCGCGTGTGTCGATGTGAATGAAGCCCGACGTCGGATACAAACCGAGACCACCAACGAACTTGCCTGCCTTGCGCCATGCGATGAGTCGCTCATACACGCGTTGAGTGTTCAAGCCATCGAAGGTAATGTCGAGTGCGCTAAATTCTTTGTGCTGACTGAATTGTGCTCCACCGACAGCCTTGTTGTAGGCCGGTGAGCGATAGGAGCTGAGGATGCGGCATGGTCTTCCGTAAGACTCACGCAGTTCATCGACGATGCGCAACGTAGGGATGATGTTTTCCCAAAGGGCGCGAGGCGGGGTGCTGTTCTTCACTCCCTTTCGCTGCGCCGCGAAATACGATTCGAATTCATCTGCGTTGAAGTGACGAAATTGCTGCGCGGCAAACCAGTCGGAGAATTGACTCATGATTCTTCATCGGGGGTGTCAACTGCTGTGGAGGTCAGTGCTTCTCGTCCTACGATCTTGAGCATGGTGGCGGCGGTGACCTGCATTGATTCTGCGTCGAACAAGTGATTGCTACGCGAGCCGATTCGCTCCCACATCCACTTGCCGTTCTTCTTGATACGGTGCTCGCTTTCCATCTGCGCGAGATAGTCCTCATCGATGTCATCAGGAACTTCCCACACTGGCCCCTCGTCGGGGTTTTGATTTCGACGCAGGCGCGCGAGGGTGTCCTTGATGTTGAGGTTCGACCAATAGAACACCGAACAGGTTTGCCCTCGACCTAACACAACTTTTCGACGAGGAGAATAGAACCTCTCGATCGCTTTGCGGCCCTTGACCTTGTGGGTGAATGTCGCCCGCTTGTCACCCATGAGGGCAGTCCATCCGTGAGCAGCACATTCGCGGTAGACGTCATAGGTGGCGTAACCCGCATCGACGAATACAAGATTCGGGTGAATGCCAAATCGTTCCTGGACGACTTGCACATCGGTGAATGTCAGCACGCGCTCATTCCAGATCAATCGACTGGATCCGTCCTCGGCCCATGCACGGACGACCAGAAACAAGTGATCCATCTGGCAATCGACCGTGAGGATGCGCAGTGGACATACGCATGGTTCACCCGCAGCAACCACACGACCTTGCGCATCAACTCCTGCCTCGCCGTCCCACGTTTCGCCCTTGAGATAACCGCCCGGGACGATGTCGAGTTTGTAGTCTTCCAGATACTCACGCCACGCCAGAGCCAGACGTTTTTGGTAGAACTGTTGAATGAGACTTACGTCGCCTTTACGCGCTGCGGCCTTGGCACGAAGGTAAAGCTCGGCCAGTCGTCCCCAGCTCATCGCGCACATGGCATTCCAGTGGAACCCTGCGTTTTCTTTTGGCGCGTTGGGATTGGTGACGACGTATCGGCCCGATAAATTCAACTCGCGGCGTGTGCGATCGCTATCCTCGAAGTAATGATTGCATGAGGCACAACGCATGGAGGTGGTGTCACGCACCTTCTGGAAATCCCACTCGCCTGATTCATCACGGGCGTCTTTGCTCCACTCGACTTGCTCCCACTTGAATGGCTGGCGTTGATGGCAATGAGGACAAGCAAACGTCCACTCGCGCATGTCGGTGGTTTCATGCTTGCGGTGAGTGTCGTCGTCTTCCTCACCACCCTGTGACATGAACAGGCATTTGCCTAGCCAACCGAATGCGGTGACACGGGCCTCTGCTTCTGCCATGTGGCCAGTCGGCCAGCGCCACGTCTCGTCTCCAATGAGCCAACGAATCGAACGGCGCTGAAGATTGGTTTTGTTGTTAGCACCCAGCACCCACAGCGTCATGCCATTGGCGAAGTGGATCGTGTTGTTGCGTTTCTTGTGACGGTTGGCTGGGTAGAGAGACCGCACGGGGATGCATTCATCAAAGAGCTTTTGCAGGCGGCTTTCGCTCTGGTCTTTCGCGTCATCGTCGGTCTGATCAAGCCATAGCGTGGGACCTGGGTGGTTTGCGATGATGTGTGAGAGACCTAGCTCACCGACAGAGGTTTTGCCACTTTGGATTGCAGCGATGATGCTTACGATGCGGATCTTCGGATCGACCAAGGCCTCCATGGGCTCACGCATCCAAGGTGAGTTGGCTGATCGGAATCGTCCTGGAATGGGAGAGTAGGGGATCGAGGTAATGTGATCCTCACACCAAGCCCATGGGGGACGGCGATCAGGAGGACGCCATGCCTCACACCAGATATTCTCTAATCTCTTTCGTGCTGGATTGCTTGCAGTCATTCGCCCTGATGGAGAATCGTCAACACCTCGTCGATGGCGCGGCGGGCTTCTTCTTGGATTCCTGTGGCATCGAGACCGGAAAGAATCGGAGGGAGTTCCTGTTCAAACTTCTTGCGTAGCATCGAGGTTGCCTGCGCCACGAGCTCGGTCCATGCCTGTCGCACTTCTTCCACTGCCACGAAGTCCCCGCGTTTGATGCCGAGTCGAAGCTCCCGCTCTTCTACTTCCGCGAGAAGTTTGCGCGCCTTGAGTGATGATTCGATGTCACCCGGTTCGGTGGTTTCACTTCCTTTCAAATCATGCCGACGCATGAACTCCCGCCATTCCGCCACATCATGCAATCCATTCGCAGCTGGCTTTGGTGCGTCCTTGCGTTTCTTCCAATTGTTGATCGACTGACGTGTGACTCCCAGGATCGCTGCGAGCTCGACGTAGGATGCTGCCGTTGCGGGAGCGGCTCCGCTTCCAGTCGCCAATGTTTGAAGCATGGCGCGTTCAGCACGAGTCAACTTTCCTCCCTTCTGCACGCGACCGACTAGGTTGGCGAAGTCACGGGAGAGAAGTTTTTTGGCGATGTCTGGTGATACGGCTTCCATCTGCATGTTGCGAACGAGTCAACCGCCATCATCGAAGTTGACTCCCACCACCGCGCATGAGCATTCCTGTGCACTGCGCCCACACCACCCTCGTCAATCCGAACTCACTCAAACCTAATCCCAGCAATCCGAATCGCCATAGCGCGCATCAGATTCAGTTGCTTGCCTCCATCATCCAAGAGCAAGGCTGGCGCAATCCAGTAACCGTGTCGAAACGCTCAGGTCTCATCGTGCGCGGTCATGGTCGATTGGAAGCGGCACTACTCATCGGCTGTGAACTCATCCCGATTGATGAACAGGACTATGCCAGTGAAGCCGAGGAACTTGCCGACTTACTTGCCGACAACCGCCTATCAGAACTCGCCGAACTTGACGAGGACGACCTACGCCGTGTGCTGCAATCCATCGCTGACGCCGATCCTGATTTCGACATCGAACTGACCGGCTTCATGGAGGATGAGATTCGCAAACTGATGGACGAAGCAGGATCTCCCGAAGAAGAACTCGAAACGATTCCGCGCATGGAATGCCAAGCTTTTGAAACCCACGACTACCTCGTGTTCATGTTTCACGACCTGCGCGACTGGATGCAAGTGCTGCAACTCATGGGAGTGCATGAAGTTGACTATTCGATCACCCGCAGAACCAAAAAAATCGGCATAGGCCGCGTACTCCATGGAAAACGACTCATTGAACTCTGCCGCCGCGCCATCATGGCCGGAACTTCGCCCGCTCTCCCTACGACTAGTGATCCTGTCACGGAGT